ATTGATAACTCAGTGATATGTATAAATTACTTAAACTTCCCATTTATATTATTTTTTATTATTTTATGCTGTTGACCATGTTTTTTGTGTTGCGTTAGACCCAGATGCCCAACTTTGGAATGTTGTACTCCAAACTTGTGGCTCAATCCATCTTAAACAATTCGGACAATCTCCAAAATCAGTAAAAGGTAATGCTAAAATTGGTAAATTTACTAAATCGTAATCATCACTATTGTTAAATGTGCCGACAATAGTATAACAATCGTATCCATAAGAAGTAGTGATGAGGCCTTGTGATTGTGGTGGTACATAATTAGTAGCAAATACTTGTCCAACACTTCCACTAGAAGTTAATACTGCTTTATATTGTACGCCACTTAAACACTCTGTAATTATATATCCACTACCAATTGGATTAACTAAGAAAAATAAACATCTGTCTTTATTGTTATGTGTTGTAAGACTAAACTCTGCAGTCCAACCTGCAACACCATTATCAAATCTATCCGCAAAAGGGGTACATATAATGTCCTCATTGATTTCAAATCCCTGAACACCTCTTTGTGTGTAAGAAGTTAAATCGTTCAGTATTGCAAGTGTATTTGCGAATACATCTACTTTATCATTGACTTGATAATAAGGAATAGTTTGTTCGTTATTTCTAGGGTCTGATTCGTTATTTTTATTCTTTACTTTATCAGCAACCATTAGTTGAACTCTGAAATCAGTTACAGAAGTTCCAAAATTAGATTCTAAAATCTGTACATTACAAATAGGATATTCAGGAAACTGCTTACTATCAAAGTCTGGAATATCGCCCAATGTTACCGATTGAATAGAAGGGTGATTAGACATTATTGTTCTAAAATAATTTATTAAATTATAATAAAGAGTATAATTAGTTCCTGTATTATGTATTATTTGTTGACTCATATTAATTAGGATATAATTCAAATAGACAACGATTCTTGTCGTTATGTGTTGTTAAAGTAAATGTTATTACCCAGCCAGCTAATCCGTTATCAAATCTTTCTTCAAATTGTTTACAACTTATAGCACCATTAATATCAAAGCTAGTAACTCCTCTTTGTATAAAAGAAGTTATGTCATTTGCAATTGCAAGTGTGTTTGACGAAATATCTACCAAATCATTTACTCCATAATAAGGTGATGTTTGTTTATTGTTTCTACTATCACTTTCATTATTATTGTTCTTAACTTTATCTGCAACGATTATTTGCATTTCATAATTAGTTGTACTAGTTGCAAATCTAGTTGATGGTATTGTAACATTAACAACAGGGTATGCTTGGAACTCTCTCTTATCAAACTCATCAATCTCTTCTGTTGATACTGATGCAATAGATGGATGTTGTGCCATATACTCTGCAAAGAAATTAATCAAATTGTAATAATTTGTATAATTTACATTTATATTTGTTAGTAATGGAGTTGCCATAATTATAATTGAATACCACCAAAATATTGATTACTTTGGTCAGGATAAATTTGTGTTTGGTTACCTATTGATTGTAAGTATTGAGGTATGTTGTTTGAATATGCAATTAGATAGTTTTGTAATCTTAATGCATAATAGTCAGCGTTATTCAATGCCTTAGTTAAAAGATAATCAATCTCATTTTTTCCTGGTGCAGTACCTTGTTCACTTTGTTGTTTAACTGCACCATTTGATTTGAATTGTACATTACTAAACGGAATATATTCAACGCAAGAATACCACATCAATGTATTTTTAACATAGTCATCTAATAGGTCTTGATAATATATTGACAAGTTGTCCACATTGTTTGCAATGATTTGTGCCTGTAAATAATCAAATAAGATTGTACCTAAAAGATTCTTTAAGTATTTATCTTGAGCAGTTCTAACGAATGGTAATAAAGCATCTGCATCAATTGCTCCTTGAAGAGGTGTGTTCTTAATTATATCGTTTCTATTAATAAAAAGTGCGTATGCCATAATTTATTTTTGTTTATATATTTCGTATTCTTTTTCAAAAAATGCAGTACTCAAACTTATATTAGGTACTGGTTCGGTTTCGAATTCAGCATCTTGTGTTGTTTGGTCTCCTGGATTTTCTTGAGTCGCTGGGTTCTCCATAGACTTATTAGTTTCATCTTCTACTTGCTCAATTGATTTACCTGTCTCTTCTGCAGTTTGTGATAATAAAACTAACGGAGTTAATTGTTCAAAGTATAATTCCATATTATCATATCCACCTTCTGTCAATGCCATATCTAAACTATTTAAGATTAGGTTTTGGAATGGAGAGATAGTCATTGTTTGTAAGATACTAAATGCAGTTTTCATTTCCTCTGATTGAGAACTGAAACCATTATTTGTGGTTCTTATACCAAATAATAAAGGAGACGTTACTCTATGTGCTACAAGTATTCTATCTTGTGTGTATGTTGCTACATAGTCATACTTCTCATGTAGATTAGGTATGTCAATAATATCAATCGTAGGTTTAGTTGCAGGGTCATCGTTAAATGATAACATAAATCTACCTGCGTTATCTGTTCCTGTAAATTTAGCTTGAACTAAATCTTCAATTGTTTCTCTTTCTTCAGGAGCAGGTACACCATTATTAAAGTTTAACATTACTGCCGGCAAGAAACCATTTGTAATATTATTTAAATGTAGGTTACTAATCTCACCTTCCGTTACTGCGAATTGCATTGCTGCAACCCAATCAGGTAATGAGTAATAATATAAACCTGGTGAGTAATGTTTAATGTAAAGTATTTCACACTTCTCATTAGACGTACCGAATGCAGGTATTTTCTTTTTGTTTTTAATCTTTCTTTGGTCGTTCCAATCAGTACAATAAAAATAGTTTTCTATTCTAGGATGTGAATCTAACTTCTCTGCTCTTAAATATTGAACAGGTACGTGATAGAATTTAATTACCTTTGTGTGGTCATCATTCCAATATACTTGATACGCACCATTGCCATATAATTTTAAATCAAATGATACTCTCTTAGTTTCTTCCTGTGGAATTAACTTTTGTAATATATCATTGAATGCTTTATCTTTAGAGTATACACCCTTACCATATATCAAATCAGCGATACCTTCTACGCATGCTGAGTTAGTCGTACTTACATTATAAGTCATTGTTACTGCATCAAAGAAATCATCGTGCCCATAAACACCGAATGGAATCCAATTATATCGTGTTTTAGCATCTTCCGTTATAATAGGAAGCTGATTATTATTTACATTAACGATGGAGAATTTTTGTTGTTGTTTCATATTAATTCAAAATTATGTATCTATTTTCACTAGCGTGTGAAGTTACTGGAGGTATTTGATTTTCGTATACCGATTTGTCTATTGATTGTGATGCATATACTTGTATTGAACCTTGCCATATTGCATCGCCTGTTGCGTTGCCTGGATTGTTTCCTGCACCTTGATTGTAAAGAGTTGCTCTATATTCAGCAGCAACATATGACCCACTAATACTTCCTGTAAATGCTACAAAGGATTCGTATGGATTATAAGACATACTTGCCATTGACATTGTAAAGTTTTGTAAAGTATACATGTCTTGTAATGACATTGTAAACTCATTAGAGCCAGTAGGCTGAGTTCTAAATGTATATGCGTTTGATTGAGATATGTAATATGCTAGCATTAAGTATTGTTTATCTTGTCTGTATCTAATAATAACAAATAATTATCCAATAATAGTTAAAACAAAAAAACCCCACTCCGAAGAGTAGGGTTTAATATTTTTAATGTTAATACTGAATTAAGCTGCTGAACCGTAAACTATTGTGTAGTTTGCAGTTAGACCGCCTAATGCGTTAGATGTTGAACTTCCAGAAATGAATGCTGCTGGTAATTGTTCCATACCTGTGAACGTTACTGAATAACCATAAAGGTCACCCAATGCTGCTCCAGTTTGAATTGTACCTGCGGTTACATCCGCTCCTAATTTTTCACCAACTAACAATGCATCACCGTTATTTGTCCAAACGATTATTTGAGGACGACCATAAGCCATAAGCTTTAATTGAGTAGTCATCTCGTTTGTTAACTTCTTTAAGTTTAGAATTAATTCTTGTGAAAAGAATGTAGTTCCGTTATCTCTTGAAGTAGTAACAGTTTCAGTATACGCACTTGAACCTTTAAGTTGGTAGAAATATAATACACTACCTGATGGTACTGCAGTTACTTCACCGCTTCCGTTTTTAGTGAAAGACCCAGTTGTATAGTTTACGAAGTATACTCCTTGTATACCTCCGATTGATTCTTTACAAACTTCGTTTCTTCCAGCTGATAAATTACATGGCATAATACTTTGTTTTAGTTTTGTTAGTTAATATTAGTATGCTCCGTAGTAAACGATATCTTGTCCAACACCGAATTGTACACCAGAAGTAAATCTCATTACAATACGATAGTTTTGTGAACCATCAATGTTAGCCATGTCGATTACCTTAGTCTCGTTATAGTCAGAAAGCAAGCCGGTTCCAAAGAACAAGTTACTTTTTTGAGCTGCAACGATTGTGTTAACACTCATACCTGGACACATTACCATTTCAATACCATTGAAGTTCATTGGTTTTTCACCTACGTTCAATTGGTTGTTGAAACCGTTAGCACCTAAACCACTTGCACCACCACCTGCTAATGCAGCTTGGTAATCTCTTGCTACGTCAGTTGATACATAAATCAATAAATCTGGTTTACCGAAAACTGCCTTAGGGATAGTTAAGTAAACACCATTTAATTTAGAGATTACGTTTGTAGAATCAACACTACCAGACATAATTGCAGATGTACCACCAGTTGCTCTTGCAGGTAATACTGCTGTTGCTCCACCCGCTGCTACTGAAGCAGAGAATAAAGTTTGGAATCCTGTGAAAGAACCATTAGTTGCAGTTCCAGCCCAGATGTTTTCTTCAGTTGCTTGAGCTACTGTTCCACCAACATAAGAGATTAAGAAGTCGTTAAAGTTCTTAGGGATTTCATCAAAAGCAGAGAAACCTAATTGTAAAGCTTCCCATGATGCTACAAATTCTTGCTTACATAATAGTAAGTTAACTTGTAATTCTTTTGGTGTTAAAATTTGTTCAGTAATAGCTACGCTACCTGAAGTTACGAAGTCGCAAGAAGCATCTTGTACGATACCACTTACAGCTAATTTTTGGATTACAGACTTATACTTCACGTTTGGCATGATAGTAACAAGCTTCTTATCCAATGTGTTTGCAGACAATAATGCTGCCGCAATATAACCCGCCGCTGCTTCACCTGAGTAGGTAGTTGCAGTAACAGTAGGTAATGCGAATTTTTGTAATTTGTTCATTGTTTCCTTTTTTGGATTTTTAATAATTTTATTTATAAAGTTTTGATAAGAAAGTAGATTGTGAATCTGTTGTTTTCTTACCATAGTTTTTTCTATTTGTTTCAGCTGAGAATCTAGTTGCCTCTTCTGTTGGAGCACCATCTAATTTTGGTAACTCTTCTTCTTCATCAGGCTCTGCTGACATTTTCATTCCTGCAACTTCTTGAGTTACT